GGGGTAAGTAAACGAGATTAGATTTTGTTGTTAAGTGTTACATATCTGCTTGGTTACGACTGTTGTAGTTCCCTAAGTTCCTCAGCAGTTATGTAAGCTTCAGGGATGTTCCATTTGTCAATCAGGCCTCTAATTTTGGCCAGCACTTCAGGCTCATTAGCATACATTATCTGGTAAGATCTTAAAGTTGCAATTTGATCTTCTGGCTTAAGAGTAAGCCTTTGCAACAACCAGCAATGTTTAGCCTGGTAAGCGGGAACAGGACCTTTACGGGTCATAATACTACCAACAAACTCAGCCTCATCATGATAAGATACTTTAAGGTTGTAAGAGTATCTTTCCATAGCATTTATATAGTCTACAAGCTGACGGAAATCACTAGGCAACATCTGTATGGTATCGTCACCACAACACCAAAACGGGTAATGCACGTCAATTTTAGCAGCTTGAGCACATAAGCTATCTAATAAGACTTGGGCAATTGAGTTTGCCATTAAGGTCATATAACATCCACTTTTCATAATCCCTGGTTCTTTTTGCTTAATGGTGAAGCCATCCTGAAACTCGAAAGTAGGTGCTTCAAACAAACAGTAAAAACGCGTTTTCAATAAGTAGACCCACCAATCAGGTGGTTCCACAACAGCTCCAATAAAGACTTGCATGATTGCATCAAGCAACCACGTCTGAACTGTCCAATCCCAACAAGATTTATCCATAGCGACATACTGCGGATGCACTTTTTTGGGTTCGGAAGGAGTCATCACTATGCTAAAGAGGTATGCTGATGTATAGGGATTCCAACCTATTGCTACCGGTGTTGTACCCAACCTATCCATGTACTGCTCAAAAAGAAACTGTAAAAGTATGCGATCAACCATAGTATCCACTAATGAGACACCTGATATTAATCGCCAACGTTTCGTCTCTATTTTTGAGAGTTTAGTTGGTTCATCCTTAACAAAGGTTAACAAGTTATCGGAAACATAGTTCCCTTCAAACAAGTTTTGGATTCGACCTATAACCATTCGATATAGAGCTTCAACACGGACAGGATCCATATAGCGGCCTTCAGGGCCACCTTGTATACCTAGACATTCCCTATTGGTTGTGCCGTAAACTTTCATCTCACAACAACCAGGGGATGAATTGGGATCGATATCCTGGAGAGCTCTAATAAACTCCTCTCTAACAAAAGTGTTGACATCAGATTTTATCTTTATTCTTGTGCGCATGAGTTGGATGGTTTCGCTGACGGCTTTCTTGATCTCCTCCTTCTCGGGTTTTGCAGTCTGTTCGAGAGACTGTTCAAAGATTCGAGAATGAGTGGCAAAGCTTCTCCTAGCTGAGCAAGGGTCAAGGGGGGGGCAGCGGTATTGCTCAGGTGATCCAAATTGAAGTTCGGGGTTGGTAATGATCCGGTTGTTGTACGAAGGGGGATAACAACCTCCTCTGCAGTCTGTGTCTTGCCAGGCGCCTCCACATCTGGAGGCGATACCACGTTTTTTGACGTCTTAACTACTTCAGGGTAGTCTGAATAGACGGGCACTGTAGGGCGCGATATGTCTGGTACCAACATAGCTGTTTGAGGTACATTGTCTAGGCCAAGTTTTTTAATTGCTTTTTTATTTTTAACTTGGGATACCATTGGTTGATCCTGATTGGAATCATCAGCGTTCTCTTCTTCATAATCGCTTTCTTCCATCATATCAACCCAGGACTTGCCCTTAAAAGCTGGTGGCTCATCGTATCTAAATTTACCACCCTTTCCTTTGCCTTTCCTAACCGGAGCTAATTCCTCGAGTTCACCCCAACCGCTAGGGGCTTTTCTTGAACGCTTACGACGATAACCTCCTGACATCATCTCTGCGTCATTGTCATATTCATTGAAGGCCATCATATGTTGGCGAGTGTGAGGCGTTATCTCCATCATAGTACCATCACTATTATTAAACAGGTATGAATCCATACCACGATATCCGGCACGTTTGAAATAACGTTCACCCTGGCTCATTCGCTCCAAAGCCTGAGCTATCAATTTTTCATATGTATCGGAGCCAGTTGATTCACGAATGAAGACTTTCTCCGTTTCATCTGAATAATGTCTAACATTTTGGTTGGGGTTTTCAGCTTCATAGATCATTATTAATATCCAACTATATTTGATTCCTTTTCCATAGGAATTGGAACCCAAATGCATAGCTACTGCTTTCTTATTGCTAACATAAGGAACACCCGAAAAACCAGGTTTGGTGCTACCTTCGTATGTCACGTACAAAGCATCAGTTGGATGCTCTCTTATTATTCCAGTCGTAAAGACCGTACTAGTCGTAGCCGTAACAAACAAATTATTAACTTCCTTTCCTGGTGGGTAAACTGTGCCTTTAGACAACTGCAGCGGGCTATAAGTTCTTTGTTCATACGGTAAGTATGAAACGTCTGCGTATTCTAGGTGGCGCCATTGGTCTGTAGGAACAGACACCGCACCATTTCGAGTTAGCAACAAAACGTGGTCAGTGTTAGCTGTTGCCACAACATGAGTGGGAGTGACAATATAGTCACCAACCCAAGTGGCGTAACCCAACACTGAACTACCGAACTTATCAGTTATCTGACACTGAAATTTAGGTATTCCATCAACTGTTCGTTGATATTCACTTCCTGGGACGTAAGCTTCATTCCTCATAAAAGTTCCATCGGGAGCCACAGTGGACATTGGTATGTCCTCACCAGTCGCACTTATAAAGGTTC